ACACCACTCCATCTATGAAGTCCAGCCACGCCTTCGCCCCGTGACGGATGTCGTGTTGCTTAGCACTCTCCAGCAACAAGTGCTGAAGTTCGATACGAAGGCTCTTATCGAGCAGTTTCTTAGTGGCCTTTACCCAGTCTATGGGACGCTTAGCGATGTAGAAACCATCGCCCCACTGCGAGTGCAGATCCGAGTAACTCGGCAGCGCCGCGGCGATGAACGGAATACCAGAAGCCGCGTACTCTAAGCCTTTGATAGCGCTCTTAGCCATATTAAAGGGGGTATCCCGTAGAGGTACGATACCTATCTGCATCGTCAGCATTTGCGGATACTCCTCGGTGGTTCTCCGGGGAGTTCGCTCCACCATCTCGTCGGGCAGTCCGATCATGCTGGCAAACGATGGAGACGTGATGGCATCGCCAGCATGGAGCATCTTGATCTGGTCCTCACGTAAGAACCTCTCAAAGATGCCACGCAGTGTCTCAATGTCACCAGACCGGTGCGATGTAGACCCTGCCCAGCCCACCGTAGGGATATCGACATCCTGATCGACGGGGGTGAACCGCCCCACGTCGATGCAGTTCGGAAGGATCAGAGGTTCCTTCTTGAACTTCTCCTTGATGCGCTGAGCGAGATATGGGGTGCTCGTCGTAAGGTAATCAGAGGCCCTCATATTCTTGGCATAGAAGTTCGTGTTCTCTACGGCGTTGTACTTGGGGTGCGATGCCTTGAACGCCTCGTTATTAGGGTCAAGCCCCCAATACCAGTCGTCAAGATCGTTGATAACCACCTGACCCTGCTCCTGACCGAACCCAATGGACTGGTCCACCTTGTCGTGCATGATGCGCTGGAGTATTACCACGTCAGGAAACTTTATGCTCCCGTCAGCCTGCTCTACGGCTAACATGCCATCTCTCTGCCACAGGGTGCCCACGTAGACCTCGTGACCGGCCTCGCGGAAGTATGGGATGTACTGACCGAGCCTTGCCCAGCCAGCCCCTCCCCACTTCTCTACCCCGTCAGGGGAGCGGTCAGCACGGAGGTAGTCGGCGCTGGCTACACCGATAATCACAAGAACCTACGTTCCTTGCTGGTGAGACCTCCATAGATACCGAACGTGATGTTGTTACGGATAGCGAAGTCCAGACACTCAGTCCGTGAGGGACACCCAGCGCATAGCGCCTTGATGCGGTCGAAGTACCGTCGGTCGTAGAACAGCGTGGTGTCCTCTCCCTTACAGAGAGCCTTGTCACGCCACCCAGTGTGGGTGTCAGGGCTGGGGAGGAACGGGAGGTCGGTGTCGGTTGTGCTCATAGACGGGTCATCCTAGCGCCCCAGTAGCGAACCAATCAAGTCTTCTTCCGACGCTTGAGGTGTGGGCGCACCTGATCTTTGGCAGATGCCAGATCCAGAGGCAGCCCATCAGCGCGGGGGAAATCGTCGAGAGCAGTCACCAATACCCTTGACTTGTTCAGGGCATAGCGTTGATTACGCCTGTCTTTGGGGGTCATACCACCCCATAGCCCATACTCTTCTTCCCAACCCGCCTCAGCGCACTCTCGAAGCACCGGGCAGTGCTCGCAGACGAACTTGCCGAGCCAGTAATACTGGGACTCCGGCCCCTGTCTATCTTCCTTAAATAATGGAGGAAAGAACATATCGGGATGAAGTCCTCTACAAAGAGCATCATCCATGTTCATCGTCAATTATCTCCGAATTGATGATGTAGTCATTTAAATCATCATCTGACAGAGGATTACTTAATTGATTAGCCCTGTCAGCGGCTTTGTCACCGAATATACGAGACAGTACACCAGCACCACCACGTGCCTCAACTTCAAACCGTAATAGGTCTCTAGTATCTTCGATATCTTTAAACTCTCTCACGAGTTTAAACAGACGTTCCATCTCTGCTGAAAGAGTTGGGTCCATACCTTGGCCCTCTAATTCCTCAGCGAACTTAGCGAACAGGACACGGCTGGTCTGCATCTCCAACATGGCCGTGAGCGTGGCCCGTAACTGTTCTTTCGTGCGTATCTCTACGGGAATCTTGTATGCACATTCTGCATGTTCCCGAAACCCGGGACATCTGGAGGCCAGATAGCAACTATCGCAATTGCGGAGGTTGCTACTAGCGTAAGAGATCGTACTGACCTCTTTCTGTTCTAAATCAATGACTTCCTCACCATCAGGGGTGGTATGCGTACCGTTCGTAACCTCCCTAGACACCCCCATAACCGGTAGTAATAACTTCTCACTTTCGTGCCGTGTTTGAGGGGGGTCGGTAGTAATAGCAGGTACCCTAGAAACCGGATTAGGCCCACTTACGTTTTCGGGCAGATAGTTACTATCTGCCCCCTCACTATTACTATCGAACTCGGCCTCGTCATCGTCCTGTGGAGGGTGGTAGGCCCCACCGCCGACAGCGTTGCTCTCCCACATCAGCCATGACTTGACGGCGAGTTTGGCGCACTCCGATACATCGTCAGAGTCAATAGCGTCATAGTCAATGCCTAAACGAATGATGTCAGCACGGTGCTTTTTACGGGCTGAATCCTTCTTCTGTGAGGGGTACCTACGCAGTCCATGACCGTCCCAAATCTGCGTCTCACCGTATCTAACAACGCTGGTCCAAGAGGATACAATGACTGTATCCCAGTCGATGGATTCAATCGTATCTACCTTGCTGGTAAGCCCGTACAGACTGACACCCCAACGCTGCTGTAACTGCCTAATGCGGGGCAGAGTTTTGCTATTTATAGCCCTATCACTGATGGCTACACGACCGTACTTCTGGCATAGATGAGCAAGCCTTTCTAAGTCTTTATCATCGTTCCATAGGGGCACGTACTTCTCCCCCAGCCAGTCTCCGTTGTAATCTGGACGCCCGATAACCGCTGATATCTCGTCGGCGTGGGTACGGACGAACTCGTCAAACCCAGCAGTATCCTCGTCCCCGTCTGATGTGTAGAGGAACACCTCCGCACCCCCGAGCAGGTCAACGAGGTTGACTTCCTTGGTCTTGGGGACGTTGTACTGGGTCAGATTGAGGGCAATACGGGGGGCACCGTTGGCAATAAGGATGTTCCTGTAGGTGCCCTTCTCACCCCCAGAGAGCGCTATTCTCAATCTAGATCACCCCACGTCTTTTCAGCCTTAGCGATAGCCTGTCGATCTATCTCATCGACAAGGTTATCCCACCCCTTCATCTGTTTCGTGGATGACCACTCAGGTCGTACAATGAAGGGCTGGCACATAAGGAATGACGGGATACCTAGGGCATAGGTCTCCTTAACGGTATCGGGGTCCACGTCGATGTACATATTGCGACCCCCCGCTGCGGCGAGGATCGCTGCTGCTTTTTCGGCGCACACCTTGGACTCCGTTGTTCCAGTGGTGTCGTACATGATGGCCTTGATCTGGTTGATCTTCATCCAGTTCTGGAACATGACGGTATCTGGGTCCCCGCTGTAGAGGACCCCTAGACGCCCTACAGAAGCCTCAAAGAGGCTACGCCATAGGTACACGCCCTCTGGATCGGGGACTCTTGCGCCCAACTCCTCACCGGGTCGAGCCAGCACGTTGAAGTTGAATAGGATCACTCGTCCACCATGAAATGGTATGAAACGAACCCACACCACGCCCATACCAGCACCTTGCCGAACGGCTTAGAGCCTAAGAGGCGCAACAATCTGGTGATAGTGGGAACGGCGTGCGACACCAAGGCGACGATCTCATATATACAACCCACCAGCAGAGCGATATTCAGTGCTTTCTGCGTGGTGGTGTTCATCAGAACTTGCGCTTCTTGTTGAGTTGGTGCTCCACGTACGAGTGGTACGGGCAGAAGTCGCAGAGGTAGTTCCACTCTTCGGGGGGCAGGCCAGCGGTACGCCCGATAGCACGGCTCTTGTCACGGTAGTCAGGGCACCCAGAGCCGTACCCAGCGCCCACTGTGGGCCTGTTGTGGAGGTTGTAGCACCCCAGAGCGTCCGTCTTGTATTGCTCACGCTCACCCCGCAGGAACTCCTCTAGACGACCGTCGTGGACCGCCTGCTGAAGGCGAGTCTCGTCAATAAGGTCTAACTCAGCGTCGTCAATGCTGAAGAGGTTCGCCTTGTGACGATCAGGGGGGCCACCGAACTTGCGGAAGTGCAGGTCAATAGCATCACGTAGGTGATGGTCATGCTTTGCCTCTGGGTCATTCTCCGAGGCATAGTCGGGCAGTTTGTCCACCGTCTTACAGGTGTTGCAGATCAAGAGACGTGCCATATTGTGCTCCTTAGTTGAACTCGCTAAGCGAGTTCAGTGTAACAAATCAGGCGTGGTCGGAGAGGGATGCCACACGGGCACCCGCGTACGCCTGAGCCGGGTTAACACCCACCACCGGGTCGTACAGTTCCTCACTGAGAGCAGCCCTAACGGCGTCAGCGCAATGACCGTTGAACAAGTCACCACCACGATCAGGGTTAGACTTCTTGACCATACCGTCCGTAATTCCCTCACGAAGGTCTGCGTTCATACTGCGGGTTTCATTAACTGCCATGTCAATATCCTATCATAAGGTCATCGCCAAATAAGCGGTATATTAGAGCGGCTTCCTGCCTGTCTTGCTCTCTCAGGATCAGACAGCCACTCACGTGATTGGGTGCGACTTGTTGCGGGCTTACTGGGGGTGGCAGTGGTCTCAATAACTGGACCCATAGGAATGACGCCACCCGTAGGCTCTCTTAGGGGTCCGAACTGTGAGCGACCCATAGATTCAGTCATACTGATCTTCTGCGCTTGACGGTCGAACGGCGTTTTTGCGGCAGGTAGAGCGAGCATGGGCTTGGCCTTCTTAGTACCAAGACGCACGCTTTCCATGTCGCTTAGTCCGCGCTTAAGATCTATGGTGAGTCCGACATCGTAGTCAGCCTTCTTTAACCTTTCATTGGTGGCCTTATTGTCGTCGTACTTCCTTTTAAGCGCCCTACCAATGGGGGCGGCTACTGCCCCAACGCCCCGGAGTGCTCCTTCAATACCCGCTCCAGCGACTGAAGGGTCCCAAGTAGCCTCGCTCGGCCTGTCAAACCGACCCTCAACTCCTTGAGCCATTACTCTAGGACCTGCCGGTCCCATTTTCTGGGGCCTATCAGGAGGCCCACCTTCGGGGGTAGGGCCTTCTGTAGGCATATTAACCATGCCACCACGTGACGCAGTACGACCGCTCTTCCCAGACCACGTGTTGGTTCCAGACGGTGCGCTTAGAAACGATGATCCAACCTGCTGGCGGTTAAATCGTGCGGATTGTGTAAGACCACCTACGCCAATACCGCCCGCTTCATACGGGTTCTGGTAGGCGCGAGTGGACTGCCGAAGGTCGAAATATTTGTCTTTAGACATTACATACCACCGGCCTTCAGCACTTGTGCGGGGGGCGGGATCTCCATGCTTGCGTACTTGGTACGGCTTAGATTACGGCTACTAATGTTGCCGAGATGTGAAGGGTCACGGGCAACACGCATGGCCCTAGCGCGATTACCGATGATGCCAGCCTCTGATTCACGGTCCCAGTCACGAGAAGGAGACCCAGTAATACCCATCTGCTGACTACGAGCAAAGTCACGATCAGGATTGATCGACTCACTAGCCATGGATTGGGTGTACGGACCCTGCTGTTCCATTACCAAGTCCCTTCACTCATGGAGTTACGAGCAGTGCCAGACCAACTCTGGTCGCTCATGACGCTCGGCATGACCGGCATACCCGACACCCAAGAGCGGTATGAAGGGGTATAGCGGTCGATATTCATGACCTCATAGATATCCCATACCTGCTTAGCAAAGCCTCGGCGCTCTGGGAACGGGTTTTGGGGCGCGGCAACCGGGCGCATCTCACGCAACTCCTCGGGAGTAGCAGCGAGAGCGCCCTCAAGAGCGAGATCGACCAGATACTCGCTTCGGGTCTGCCACGGTCCAGCCATCAGTACGCCGTGTAGTTACCTGAACCCTTAGGCCCCTCAAAGCGCTCGCCCTTCTTGAAGGGAGCGTAGTCGTCAGGGTCCATGTCCATGTCCTGATCGTAGGGCTTCCTCGCGGTAACGTCGCCCACGCGGGGCATACCTGCGGGGTCGTTGCCCTCGCCCACGGCAAACTGCTTCATACCCATGTTCTTGTTCTTGGTATGGATTGGGATGATGGGGCGGGAACTCTTAGGGTCATCCTTGGAGTGAGGACCATAGCCTCCTCTGTTCACCATGCGCTTAGGTGGGGTTCTGTTGAGAGGTGAGCCTGTTGGGGGCGCATACTGCTTAGGGTAATCACCCGTGGGCTTCACAGGAATCATGGGGCGCTTCATGCCCTGCGGGTTCGCTTCATCAGCCATTATGCCATATCCCATCCGGTCACTGACCTTCTTGCTTTACCATCTTGACCTGTAACTTCAAAGGAACGACCTTTTAAGTTAACGGTTTTACCGAGGAACTTATTCGGGTTCGCACCGGGACCCGTCATAGTTCCTTCTTGAAGGGCGTAGGAGCCACCCTCGTCATCGAACATAGTGTCCCCGTCAAAGCGAGACACCGTAGCCATTTTGCGGATGTTACTAGGACTCAGAACGTCCTGACCACGACGTGCAGCAAAGCCAACGCTAGAAGTATTGACTTCGTGCTCTCCTACGTTATAAACATCCATAACATTTTGAACATGAGAGTCACGGGCTTCCCCGACCCCTTTGTGCATGTGTTCAGGTGAATGTGGCATAACTATCTCCAGCCGGAGTCGTCGTCTTTGGCGATGTCTGGGGCATCGAGGAAGGCTTGAGGAGTTCGTTGGTGCAGATGCACGTCGTCTCTGGTATTCGGAAAACGACTAAAGTCATCTGGAGAATAACCCTGATTCACCGCCAGATTCTGACGACGCTTAGACTCTGTATGTGCCATAGAGTTCCACGTGTTCAGACTAGGTACCCTCTTGAGAACCGCCTCCTTCATACGGGAAGTAAGAGGTTCTTTATCGGATACAGGTCCCCACCCGCTAGGCTCTGGGCGCTGTCCGGTAGGCATACCGCTGCGGGCGGAATCTGCTCCGTCGTGCATGTGTTCAGGTGAATGTGGCATAACTATCTCCAACTAGGTACGAGGCGCTTAAGCATTGACTGCCTCTGCACATCAATCTGTTCTTGCTGGGGGCGGTCAAGTCCTCGTGGGATACCACGGGGGCCTGCCTTACCATCATTAGTAAGTCTAATAGGTTCTGCACCGGGAGGTGCGAATTTCTGACCTACAGCCTGTAGTTCTAACCCTGTCATAGGGTTGAATTCCTCAGGCCATAAGTAGTCTCCGGGGTTGACACGCTCACCCTTATGCACTCCGCGACTATAAGACCTATGGTTCTGGCGTTTTACGGCGCTAAGCAACTTGTCCTGACGACGGTTGCTGTCCATGGTCCCGAGGTATCCGTCGGGAAAGTTGGTGTCTGGCGTCGCACCAAATGCCGCTAACTGCCTGTCCTTTGCATCGCGGAAGACGGGAGCAGGCCCGAGAACGGGCTGCGACTCTCCACCGGCTGGGTCATACCCACCGGCCCAGTTGCTAAAGGTCTGCTGGTTCATCGCCCGTTAGCAGTGCCTGTGGCTTGTGTGAAAGCCATGAGAGAGCCACCACGGCCCCCACCAACTGTAGAGATAGGGCGAGGACCCGTGTCATTATGGGCAGCACGCTCTTGCCTCTCCTGCTCAGCGATCATTCGGTTTGGAGGACGCTGGATGATCATTAGTCCCAGTCCTTATGCTTGTGCGTGAACTTCTCAAAGTCGTCCGAATCGTACAAGTCCTTATACCTAGTGGGCACTTTGTCCAACAAGTCGTCGTCTTCAAGACGCTCTTCGTTTAAATTGTCAGGTTGCATAAACCGTGTCAGTCAAGAGGCTCTTGACTGATCTTGATGTCCTCTGGAGAACCCTCGGGGTAGATCGATTCTACTTCTTGACCCCTAGTCTTCTTTTCTTGCCTACGGGTAGCGGCCTCAGAGACATCTCGCTGTGACTTCATGGCACCCGTGGCCAGAATCTTTCTAGCCATAGCCTGTGACACGCCGATGCCCTCACCCAAGACACGGGTAGACGGGGCTGCGCCGTGCTCCTTGACATGGGACTCAATGAAAGAGGTTGCCTTGGAAACGTGCCCCTTCATAGCGTCAGAGAGGTTTCCAGACTGAGCCTCAAGGCGCTGTTCCTGAGTTCTAACGGGATAACCAGTACTAGCAGCCATAACGCGGCGGTCGTCTCCACGACCAGTACCAAGACCGCCAGCGATCGCAGAGGGAGTCTGAGTGGACCTCAGGGGCTGGCCGGAGGAGGGCTGGTCACCGGGAGTAACCCTAGTGATCTCGTCGTCCTCGGACTTCAAACGAGGCTCGATCCCACCAGTACCGGCAACGTCGGCACCAAACGAGCGTCCACGGACACCACCAACTGGGCCTTCGCGACGGGTAACTCGTGCGTTCCTAATATCGCTAACTATGCGACTACCTGAGGGGTTGTTACCTAAGATGGACCTACCAGCAATAGAGCCGACTGCCTGCGACTTCAGTTCTCTAGCCACTGATTCTGGAGTTCCGGGGATCTCACTAATGGCTTGAGCCTTCTTGCTTGTAGGCTGCTCTCCCAGCATGTACTGGCGAGTAGCCATAGCCTCCTGCATGGGAGGAGCCAACTTTCTGGTGTTGGGATCATCCTGAATACGGTTGAGATACCCCTGCACCATACGCATACCGCGACCGGAGGTTTCCCTGCTCTCTCTAGCCGTTTCTAATCCAGACGCAACTAAACCAGCCTGCTGTTGGTTAACGTACCCAGCGACAGCCTCACGCTTAGCAGAACGAGCAGACATACCCTGAGGAGTGCTTGGGTTTAAGCGCGCATACTCCTCTGAGGTGCCGGGAGTGCGGTAACCACCACTAGCCGTCGGGTCTACTTTAGCGTCGGGCCGATCACCGGGCTTAGGAGCGCCTGCGTCGTAACCAGAGTAGATAGGCTTACGCCCCTCGGCGGTAACCATTGAATACTGCGTGGGTAAAGGCTTAGAGGCCATGTAAAGCATCCCCTTCGTAAGTTTTCATATGGGTTTAGAATACCACAGAGTCAGCGGGCGACGGGCTTCCACGTCATAGAAGAAATAGTTTCTCCAGAGTCGCCCTGAATATCATCAAAGCCAATGATGAAGGTCAAATCTATGCCTCGCGGGGCCACGAAACCCCTAGCGATAGCACATGCTTTAGACGCCTGATTGACTGCTGAAGCGCCGATTGCCCTCATTTTAGGGGTCTGACCAGCGACGATAGCGCGGGCCAGAATCGACCCGACTGATGACGGGTTACTGGACCCGGACACCTTGATAACGTCTTCTTGCTCTGCCATGGGTTACCTCTTTCTATACCGTTGTGTACCCTATGGCAGAGATATTAGCAGTATCCAGCCTCTTTCAGGAGGACAGATAAGTCCTCAAGGCGAAGAATCGCGTAGGTATCTCCAAGGTTCTTTTCACCCACTCCGGGGCGCTTTACTACCAAAACTGGGAGAGCGTTCCCGCCGACTGCTTCCTGCTGAGCCTGCGATACTGTGTCATTGAGCCATCCAGACAGGTCGAACTTACGCTGGTTCTTACACTGGATAATTGCCTGACGATCACGATTACGGATACCGTTGATATCACCGCTGTCATAAGTGCCTGAAGTAGCAGGGCGGTAAGCCTTCTTGAAACCACGAGGTCGTAGATACTTGACGACCAGCGTCTCAAAGGAGGTGCCTTTAGCCTTCTGTTTGTTACCCATGTAATCACTCCCATGTCAGGGGCCTACTCGTACTCCACCTCTTGAGTGGTCCTTTAGAGGTGCGTAAGGTAACAATACACCACAAGTGGGGCACTCATAGTACACGACCTCCCTACCACTCTCGGTGACGTTCGTATGCTTCACCCCGGCTGACCCAGAGCCGGGGCACGTCTTCATCGTTGCATCATCATGTGAGTTACCCATATATACCCCTCCATCATGGTAATGAGATCATGCAACTGGTCGGAGTCAAGTTCCTTCCACGATCCACCGTAGTCCTTATCGACCCCGGGGATCATCTGAGCGAGGCTGTACCGCTCCTCCTTAGTCAGACCTAAGTCCTCCTTGAGAGCCATAGCCTTACGGTATCTACGCTCACGAACGTCATTGCTAATCACTCTTTGCATTGCGACTCCAACAGTGTGACTTGTAACTACAGAACCTACAGAACTCGCAGGACTTGTGGGTAGCCCTGATGGGGCGAGATGGTACTACCTTATCGCGGAGGGCGTCAATAACCTCGGTGGCCCCGTCCAGCATGGGCTGTACCAGTTCGTGATCGTATGAGAGTTGGAACTCCTTGACATCCTGCGAGGGCTTCCACTCATAGATAACGATTGCTTTATCTATCCCGAGGCAGTGCATGTACAGGTTGACCTGCCGACGGTGGGTGGTAAGGGGGCGCTTGATGCGCTTCCACAACTCGTCCAGCGACAGTTCGCCGCTCTCGTAACCCTCGTACAACTTAGGAGCGTCCCAGCGGACGGTACCCAGCCCCACAGACTTGATCTCAATGACCGCCTGACCATCTGAGTCCTCCCACACGCCGTCAGCGTGGCCGATGATGCGGTGGTCGTCGCTCCTGATGGCCACCTCAGCGTACCGGATGTCCAGCGACGAGCACTCAGGACACTTCTCAGGAGACTTGCCCTCCCACTCGTGGTAGCACTGCTTACACTTCCACTTACCCAGCAGGCCCCCTGCCTTCCACATCCACCTCTGCCACTTGTCGTGGATGTTGTTACCCTCAGCAAAGATGTTCATGGTCTTGAGATTGAAGGATCTAGCGTCGCTCTCTTCTACCTCTGTGATCTTGTAGTAGGAGGAGCGGGCGCACCAGTTGTCCTTACACATCTCGCTGGGGTGTAGGTGGTGGATGTCCCTGTGAGCGTTGCGCTCAGCCTGTTCGATGGCGAGAGCCGCCTCTATCTTCGGAAGCAGGCGCTGGGTGTCCTTAGCGCTGAACTGCTCCTTGTAGTTCTTCATGTACCACGGCTGTTCACTCATCTTCTACCCCACATATATCCAAGAAGTCATCCTCGCGGAGGACAACATACCGGTGACCGGCTAAATCTATCTGCATCAGAGGGATGCGCCCCTCCAGTAAAGCACGCTTAACGAGGTCACGCATATCAACGGCTTTGATGCTGTATGACTTGGCGTCGGGGTCCATCTTGAGTTTGTTCTCAATCATGAACTCCTCGGTGCGGACATCTGCCTTCCGCATCCACCCCGCCCCCGACATCACATTACGTGAGCCGTTGTATGCCTTTGCTGTGCGATCCTCTTGTTGCTTAGACCTTTTACCAGACTCACTCTTCATCTTTATACAGCACGTAGACGATGTCGTCAAGAATCTCAGCCTGATCGTCAATGTACCCCTTGATCTCGTCAAGGGTGTTCATAATGGCTCGCACCATATCCTTGATGATGGCGATCTCATGGTCGTGTGACTTGTCCTGATCGTAGGGTTTACGCGGGGACCGGTATACCTTATCCTCCTCGTCACCCCACAACTTAGGCTGATACCAGCGATTACTGGGGTGCTTCTCTTCACCCTTCGACATGCTCTGGCTCCTTCGGTTGCGGGTTGAAAACGGCAGCGTAAGCCGCATCGCTAAGGCGGCGCTGTAGACCAAGGTCCTGTCGAACCATGTCATACAACTCTTCCTTTTTGCTAGCAATGCGCTCACCCTCAAACTTGTAGCGACCCTCAAACAACTCTAGAGCCAGCGCTACGTTGACAATGTCCTTTACCGTATCAAACTCTCCCTTACGGAAGCCGTGCGTGTTGGCAAAGTAAAAGTCAGCCTGAGCGATCTGCTGTGGGCGATAGGTCTTGTTCTTGATGACTCGCATCTTGATGGTCTGACCAACACGGGTGTCCAACTTCGACCCCTCGCTGATCCACTCATCACGCCTCACCTCTACACGGGTGAAGTAGTAATAGTTCTTGGCCTTACCACCGGGGGTGGTACGGGGGTCACCGAACATGACACCAATCTTGTCTCGCCACTGGTTGATAGCGATCATGGTGCAGGGCCTATCGTCAGCGGTGAGTGAACGGCGCTGGGCCTTGGCGCACTTCTTGAAGAAGCGACTCAGAATCTGCGCCCCAGTAGCCACGGACGCCTCGTCCATAGACTTGTTGACCTCAGTCTCGGTGACTAGAGCAGGCAGAGAGTCCAGCACCACGCAGTCAACCGCACGGTTCTCTATGGCCTTGAGCACTAGATCAAGTGCCGACTCCATCTCGTTGGTCTCTACGACCCAAAGACGTTCTAGGTCTACACCGAACGAGGCGGCGTAGTCGGGGACGTACTCCTCAGCGGCAACCCACAGGGCTAGCCACTCTGGGTCTCGCTGTTGGTTGGCCGCAATAGTTCTATAAGCAATTGCCGTCTTTCCTGAAGACTCTTCACCAATGATCTCGTTCCATTGGTTTGCGGCCCATCCTCCTCCAAGTGCCAGATCGTACGCGAGGAGTCCAGTGGAGACATGGGGAACCTCCTCTTTCGCGGCACTCCCCTTGATAATGATTTCTTCGCCGTATTTCTTGTTGATCTCATCTGCTATCTCATCCAGTGACTTGTATCTGTCTTTCACTCTATTCCTTTTATGCCCAGTTAGTCTCCATCCCCTGCGAGAAGGAGCCGTTGAACCCACACTCAAAGCAGTGTGGGCGAGGTTGCTGCCCGTTCACCCGAGCCGCACCAGCGGAGCGACCGGAGTAGGCAGTGTAACCCGTGGTGCTACCGCAGTCTGGGCACGCCATGTTGCCCTCCATGCGGTGCGCTTCCCCACCACGCCAGAGACGCATGGCTTCACCCATGCTGACCTCTGCGTTGGGGTCCCTGTTGGGGTCAAGAATTTGCTGACGCTCCCCCTGATTGAGGGGGATACCCGACATATCAGGCTGTACCTGTTGTACCTGTTGCTGTTGGACAGGCTGAGGCTGTACCTGCTGGGGCTGTGCTGGGGGAATCTGTATACCGTACCGAGGGGGCTGTTGGGTGTTGAGTTTGTTAGCCCACCAAGAAGCGCTATTCGTCATCGTCGGGTTCCTTTAACCACTTCTCTATGTTCTTGAAAAGGTCGGTTGCCTTCTGGTCAAAGTCTTGCTCAGTAGACAACTTAATGTCAGGAATATCTGGTTGCTCTAGTATGGAGATTATACCAGCATCTTCTAACTGCTTTATTGAGGATACCAAGAAAGACACGAGGTCGTCAAGCCTCTCCATGCCCTCGCCCGCGTCCAGTTGTGCGTCGGGATCGCTGTACCGTAGCATCCACCACGAGCAGTTGGCCATAACTGTGCCCGCTTTTCCGGCCTGTAATCTGAGCCAGAACGACAGGATGTCTCGGAGTTCTACCTCCGTTACGTCGTTGTCAGGGGGCAGAAAGTTAGCCTGATCGCTGGCGATCTCGTGTCCCTCAATAGGAGAAAGGTACAGGTAGAAGTTACGTTGAAATCTGCGTAACTCATCCTTGGTAAACTGCATGTCTTCGTCCATGGTTATCCCTTCGCCTCCACCCAAGACTGAGCGCTGTGGGCTTCGACTTCTAGTTCAACGCCCATAATGACCTTACCATTCCCCATCGCTGTCTCAATGACTCCTCGCCAATGGGGGGCTTGATCTATAGGAACGATGACTACAAGTTCGTCGTGTACCTGTACAGCCATCTTACACTCTGGGTAAGGTAGGGCCGTGGACACATCTACCATGGCCTGCTTACATATCTCAGACGCTGTGCCCTGAATGATGGCGTTGATTGCCTGTCGCTCTGAGCGGGCGCGGGAGGCAAAGTCATCTGATCCCAAGTCAGGCACACGCCTGCGCCTGCCATACATGGTCTCCACGTAGCCCTGACGGCGTGCCTTAGCGAGGACTTTGTTCTTCCAGTCAGTCAGCGCCGCATACCCAGCGTTGTAGTTATCCACGACAACACGTGCTTCATCCAGAGACAACTGACCACCAGTGGCGTCAACAAGGCGCTTAGGGCCACCGCCATAACCCATGAGGAAGTTAGGAACTTTTCCGTAGATGTTTCGTTCCTCACCAGTCACCTCCTCCGGTGGTTTCCCTAGGATAACACTGGCAGTACCTGCATGTACGTCAATGTTCTCTGAGAAGATATGGAGAAGTTTGGGGTCCTGCGAATACATAGCCATGATCCGCATCTCAATCTGAGAATAGTCAGCCACCACCAGCGTCTTGTCCTCGTCAGCCACAAACAAACCACGTACTCTGCCGTCTCTGGGGATGTTCTGGAGGTTGGGGTCGCTCGCTGAGAGTCGTCCGGTAGCCGTGCGGTGTAGGTGAAACTGGGGATGGAGACGGTCCTTGTGGAGCAGGGGGATCAGCCCGTCCACGTAGGTGGTCTTCATCTTCTTGAGTTCGGCGTACTCCATGAGCAGGTCCACCACGGGGTGCTTGCCTTGTAGAGAGCGGAGAGAGTCCTCGTCCACGCTGGGCTTACCCTTATTGGTGGTCTTCTTCGGGGTCAGACCCAGCCCGCCCTCACGCTTTTTGTTGAACAGCAACTGCGACTTGTGGACGTTGGAGTCAGGGTTGAACCCTACGGGAGCGTACGAGGCGATATCAATAATCTTTGTGTTGATATCGGTATCCAGTTCCTTGCCCAGTTTGGTCATGGCCCGCCGGTGTACGCGGATGCCGTTCATCTCCATCTGCGCCAGCACTGGCAAGACATCAAGGTCTAGGTACAGCGCCTTGAGCAGCGACGAGTCCTTGGCGATGTGGTTGTAGAGCGTCCTGTACGCCAGCCACGCCCACCTCACGTCGTAGTGAACGTACCTACACGCCCTGCTGAACGGCTCCGTGGTGATGGTCTTACCGATCTTGCCGTCCCTGTGGTAGGGGTCGAAGTTGAAAACCTTGTCCAGAATAGATACCAGCCGGTAACTTGTCAGGTTCTCATTGGCGATGTGCATCAGCACCTGCGTGTCAATGTACCTTCCCTTAGGCAGTTCGCCCCCGTAGTACTTCGCTACGGACTTGCAGTCGAACTTGATGTTCTGGTTGACCTTGACGATGTCCTCACTCATGAAGATCGGTTCCAGAGCGGTGAACACCTGCTCCTTAGTCAACTGCTCAGGAGGATCGGAGAACTCTGCTGGGATGAAGTACTTAGACTTCGCCAAGGACTCCTTACCGCTAGCAAGGATGGCCCTGTATCCCGGTGGGGGCACGGTGTCACCGTCCCCGCGACGCTCAGGTACGACCACCTCACCGTTAGGGTGGCCCATAGGAATAGCCCACGACTTGCCCTGTACGGCGATGCCAATCCAGAACACATCATTACGCAGAGTGTCCAGCGCTACGTTGCCACGCCACTTGTCCTCAATGGCCTGACGTGACCTCTGAACAGTGGTGGGATGCGTAGCCTTGAGTGAGGCTTGCTTCTCTTTCCACTCTTCTTCCACGAGGGCCATCACGTCAGAGTGACGTTCGATGTTGCCCCGTGTCTCTACGTCGAAGCAGAAGGCACCCTCTGCCTGTACCGCCTCAACAATATGATTTAGTTCCTCTAAAGTGTGAACGGAGGGTGCCATCGGCACCCTCCGTTCACTAGTCGTTGAGTCTGACATGGATCAGTTGTAATCCATGTCCTCTGCGGCGATCTCAACGAGGGTCTTACGGTTAGGAATGGGGACGATGGTCTCGTCGTACTTCTGGCCCACAACCTGAGCCAGAGCGTCGTCGTCCATCGGCACGATGTTCCACTCCTCCTCCAAGTCCCGCTCACGGACCATCTGGTGGTTGGTCTGCGAGGTCGGTCCCTTACCGGAACGGCTGACCGCCCAGTAGTTCTTGGAGAGCGGACCCTGACGGGGGTCCTGATGGAAGTTCTTGAGGCTGTCGATGACCCGAGGGCCTACCTCATAGGACTTGATGGTGGTGTCCCCATCCTCGCTCATGAGCGCCACGTTGAAGGCGAAGCGAGCGGAGGGACGATGGCCAGCATCACACAGGGGGCAACCCTGCGGGTGCATGTCAGAGATACAGGTGAATGACTTCTGGCCCTGTCGCTCCACCCAGTGCTGGCGGTACGAGGTGTAAGGCTCGTCCTCCAAGAACTTGATGATGACGGGCTTCTCGTCAATCTTCAGACGCTGTGCGTACGGGGAGTCGGCCTGCTTCGTGTTCTCCACGTTGCCCCAGCCACGCTTGATGACCCGACGTGCCGCACCGCGATCAATGTCGGACTCAGGAGCAGACTCCTTGACTTCTGTATCTTCTTCGGTAAACATTCCCATGTCGTTAACTCTTCTCTTTAGTGTGTTGGATAATTGTCTGCAATGTGCTTCTTGAAACCCTTCCAGTTAGGACTGTTGGGGTCATCAATCGCATATTCCATTGCCGCCTCTACTAGAAACACAAGTTGTGCCTCGCTGTACAGACGCCGTCCCTTGACCGCCTTACCCGGAATCTGTTCCGACTTAGGCGACGGGGTGCGGAATGAGGCTGGGGGTATCCAGCCTTTGGCTTCCCACGAGCGCACGGTCCCCGGCTTGCGGTTCAACGCTCTGGCGAGGGAGCCAATAGTGTAGAACCTCTTAGTTACGCCGTTGACCGAGTACTCCTGTGAGGGAAGAGACTCTAGCCACTGGTGGGTGGCGGGGACGTGGATGCGTCCGCGATTCTTAGGTGCCGCTGTGCCGGGGTAGTCCTTGTCGTCTTCTTCTACCTCACCGGCGAGGCGCTTGAACAGGTCAAGGGGGTCGTCGCTCACGAAAGGCCCTTTAGTTTCTTATGGGCCTTACGAACAACGGTCCTCTTACCAAAGGAGTGGATTACGTAGTAGCAGTCGGGTGAGCGCACAAGGCAAGTCCACTTTAGCAGTCCGACTTTATCTACTTGAACAATTTCATATGGCATTATATCTGTCGTTTTTCTTGTCGCTGAGGTTGAGGATTATACCACGCCTCAGTAGTCGTACTGTGTTTCTTCTACTGGAGCAACAAAAGCATAGGTGACGGGGGCTGGGTCGTGAAGACCCTCAAACTCTTCCTCCAGTCCCTCCCTCTTACGGTGCTCGTAAACGTAGCCCGTGAGAGCGTCCTCGTCAAGGACTCGCTCCACACGAGAGACTTCCTCCCAGATACCGTGCTCCTTAGCCCACTCCTCAGCCCTGCCGATGTTGAGTTTCTGCTTACCCTGTCGGCGCTGGCGCTGGAGGAGGTACCGGCCAGCGTTGAGGAACTGGTGGCCCTTGTCGTCGGTGTCCCCGCCATCCTCCACAGCGGCGCTGAGTTCGGCTTTGAGGGAGGCCACGATCTTCTCAAGTTGCTTGAGGTGGTTGGCGTGGACGAGGTACTCTTCTGTCAGTCGTTCAATCTCTTCGTTGGTCATAGCGATGAGTCTCTCAGAAAACCACTGAGCGTGTCAAGGGTCAGCGCCAAACTTCCGTCATTGTCGTGGTGCTTGCCGTCGATGAACGCCTCGTTGACTGAGCGCTTGAGTTGGAGCATGTCGTACTGACGCTCTTCGATGCTCCCCTGCATGACAAAGGTGGCGATGGTTACATGGGGGAACTCAGAGGACAGACGGATGATGCGAGCCTCCCTCTGTTCCAACTTACCGCTGGACCACGGCAGGTCATAGGAGATGAGGTAGTTCGCCATGGGCAGGTCCACGCCGTAGCCACCGGCATCTGATGACAAGAACAGTCGACAGTACTCATCATCAGCAAATCGCTGCTTGGATCTGTCCCGCTCCTCGGCAGACATCCCTCCCATGAACATAACGCTGTCCGTTATGGGAGCCATAGCCCTCTGTATCAGGCGAAGGTTATCCTTGAAGAACGAGAACAGCACAACCTTATTGTTGTCATCTTGGTTTAAGACCTCGGTTATGTACTCCACACAGGCATCCAACTTGGGAGTCTTCGTCACACCCTCCAGCCAACCCCGCTTGACGATGTCGTATGCGTACTGGCTCCCCTTGACCGTGGTCTTGTCGGCGTGGTCCGTGGACGACTGCCGTACCAGTAGATGGTTATCACAAAGCATACGCAAGATGGTGAGGCGAGCCATGATGTCGCCTTGAGCATCATCTCCTCCGCCGCCGTTGTAGTGCGACCACAGGTTGAAGCCGCCCTTACCCTTACTCATAGCCTCTGATATCTTCGCCAGCAGGTCGTTTGCGATCATCCTGTAGGCTCCGGCGCCGCCCGGGTCAAACGGAACCGGAACAGTCTGGTGAATGATGTCCGGCAACTGGTCCTTTATGTCCTCGCGGGTCTTGCGAACCATGCACTCCTGCATGACCTTGTGCATCTTGTCGAGATTCCGGTAGCGGGTGGGCTTGCCCCAGTTATCACGGACGATAAATGTCCGGTCAAAGGTCTTGAAGTCCCCCAGCACGTCCTTATCTACGAACTCCATAATGCTAAATAGTTCTTCGGGGCGGTTCTCAATGGGCTGTCCGGTCAGGGCATATCGGTAGATAACGGTCTTACCCACACGCTTGAGTAGCCGGGACCGCTTGGCTGACCGGTTCTTGATCATCGTGCTCTCGTCAATGACCATGGCCTGAATGTCCCCGATGCGGTCAGTATCGTTAGCCAGCGTCTCTGGGTTGACTATCACATACCTGCTGTTGTAGGACATGCGCCAGTGCTTGTCACGCTTACCCCGTGGCCCGTCAATGACTGTGGCCTTGGCGTCTGTGAACTTGGCTATCTCCTTCAGCCATTGGAACTTGAGGGAGGCGGGGACGACTACCAGACACCGCTGTACCTCACCCTGTTCGTGTAAGGCTTCGATAGCACCCAGCGTGGTGGGAGTCTTGCCAGCGCCCATGACCATGCCCAGCAACATCTGCCCACGGTCAACCATACGGTCCACCGCTTCCTGCTGGTACGGCCACAGGGTGCCCTTAAACATAGACAGCAGTTACCTGATTGAGTCCGTGAATGATGGTGTAATCCGACATGTCTCCCAAGTCCTTGTCATCAGTATCATACTTCCAATACTTGATGCCATGTCGGAATGAGGGCAGACGGGGGCGCAGTCGCTTGGTCTCCATGCGGCCAGCCTGATCGTTATCAAACGCTACGATTAGTCCGTCGAACCTGTCAGTCAGGATGCGTACCTGCCGGTCTGAGATGTTGGCCCCGAAGGATGCGACAGCAGAGATGTCCGTACCTGCGTAGACACTGTGGAACCGGACCACATCTAGAGGCGACTCCAGCAGGAGAGCGGTGTCGGCATGGGCACGCTCAATGCCGAATAGAGTGTCGCCCTTGTGGATGCCCTCGGGGTAGTTCCGCACCCACCCATGCTTCTTGAGTTGCCACCCCCACAACTCTCCAACAGGGGAGACAATGGGAATGACGGTGGCCTTGTTAGAGGTATCCCATCGGATACCGTACCTACTGGCTACCTCTGGGTCTAACTTCCTCACGCTCAGCAGGCGCTCTGGCATGGGGGCGAACTTGACGTAGTGGCTCCAGTCGACCGGCTGGTATACCTCCCGTACCTCCTGCTCCTCAGAGGTCAGCCTGCGTAGGCCACTGTCGATGAGGTGCGTCTGTACGTTCCACAGGGCAGACGGGTCGTTGGTCAGTTGGCTGACCAACATGGACAGGTTGCCTCGCCCACCGCAGGAGAAGCAGTACCACAGACCGCTCTCAGAGTTGAGATACCACGAGAACCGACTGCTCTCACGGCCCTTAGTCAGGTGGTGTACAGGGCACCGCCCGTTGATCTCGTCGTTCTGTATCTTGTGTACTTCTACGCCTAGCCCCGTCAGTACGTCTACGAGGTCATTGCTCCTGTCGCTCACGTGCTTTCTCCAACACACTCTTAGTGATGAACTCAGTCAGAGCCGCTTCCCTCACACGCTCAGCGTCGATGCCCTCAATGACTGCCATCTCGTTGCCGTCGCTATCTACTACAAAGATGCGATCATCCGTTGCCTCAGCCAGTTCTTCCCTCAGTTTGCGGATGTACTGAGCAGCCTCTCTGAGCATGTGGATCTCGGGGGTGCTCATGGAGGCGTACTCCAGCCTGTCCACGATGTCCATCTCAATCGAACGATGGGTCGATTTCGTCAACTTCGTACACCTCCTCAAACTCCATGGTGAGCCAGTTCCACTTTACGTGGACTTCTGCGTGGGCCGCAGTACGGGCCTCCACCACTCGGATGATGGCTTGATCGTCAAGGTCGGGGTTGCGCTCAACGCCCAGTACCAAGTCAGCGTCTTGCACAAATGATGATGTGTAGCCAATGGAGTCCGCCGTAATCGCTCGGGTACGCTTATTGTTGAGTTTCCAAGATAGCACCTGCGAAGTCCCCACCACTGGGATGTCGAACTTCTGAGCGAGGCGCTTCGTACCACGGGTGATGTTAGTCAGAGCCTGCGGGCTACCCTTTGGCTCACCGTACTCGTCATCCATCAGGTACATACCGTCGATGTATACAGCGTCAGGTTGGTACTCCTGAATCTTCCCTGCGATGGCGCTGACTGTGGTCAGGCTACTGCTGTCCTCAGACATGATGAACGGTTGCATGTTCTTACTGAGCACCATGGACTTACGGATGCGCTCCATCTCCATCTCCGACAACTGTCCACTGAGGATGCGGTCGTAGGGGACGCGGGCGTTGAGAGCATCGTAGCGAGACAACTGCTCGTCCACGCTCATCTCAAACGAGATGAACATGGGGCGCAGACCGTGGCGGTGGCAGGCGTTAGCCATGATCAACTCAAAGAGCGACTTTCCGCGCTTCGGCTCGCCCACCATGACCACAAACTGCTGGGGGCGCAGGCCGTGAGTGATCCTGTCCAGACCTGAGAAGCCTGTGGGGATACCACGCAGAGCGTTGGGGGTGTCCCTCATCTCCTTGTAGCGGTTGAGTCGTTCCTCCCAGCCCTCAATGATGTTGAAGTCTCGCAGGCGTACGGTGTCCACGCTTGCGGCCTGTAGCCCCTTGCTCAGGGCGGCGATGGCATCATCAACATTGTTGTTGTCCAGCGGCCCCATAGCCTCGGACACAGCGTTGATAACGGTACGAGAGCGGTACGCCTTGAGCAGTTCATCGAACAGACCGCTGAACGTCTCCGACGAGGTGTCCTCAATGTCGATGTCACCGTGGGCGGTGGAGAACGCACGGGCAGAGGGGGTGGCTCCGTGCTGGGTGTTGTACCCCAGCACCCATTGGTACACCTCCTGCCAGTCTCCAGCGAAGTGAACGGGCTTGATGCCGTACTTGACTGCCTCGTGAACCGACTGCTCATCAATGATCTTGCTGATTATGAGGTGTTCGATTGATGCCATTAGATTCCAAAAGTCCCGTCTGGTTGTGTGACCGTAGCACGGAAGCCAAGCATGGCTGCGTCATCCTCGTACGGCGTGAATAGCGTGTGGACATCGCGGTTGTACTTGAAGTCGTCCCTCAGGCCCTCCAAGTCATCGTAGGCGTACACCGTCACGGAGATGCCCTTGCGTGCCAGCCAGTGCTGGGCGGCGTCCGCTAGTTCGTCCTCCATGTAGGTGTACACCTCTACACCTAGGTTGAGTTGGTTCACCATGTGGTACAGAGATTTGAGGGGCATCTCATTGGTGCGCCACTTCCGCACTTCCGCCTTGACCCACTCTTCCTCTGACACCTCTTTCTCACGCCTGAACAGCCTGCGCTTGACCGGCTCTTCCATGCTAGTGATGATTAGGTCCTCAAACCAGCAGGCGATGTGCTTGTGCGTGGTGGGGGCGATGTCGTTACCTTGCACGGGCGACCTCAAAGTCGAAGTCAGCCAACGGGTTAGCCAGACGGCTCCCGTAACGGTTCTTGATGTCCTGTAGCGACAGGCGTGAGGTGATGATCGTCGCCTTCTGCTTGTCGTACCGCTTGCGGATGAGGCTCCCCAGTTCGTGGGAGGCGAACTCAGTCAGGCGTTCCTCGCCCAGCCCGTCGATGACTACCACGTCGAACACCCCCTTGACGTACTTGACCACATGCGGGGACGAGTACATCTCAGGCAGGAGACCGTCGTTGTCGAACGAGTCCTTAATCATTTCAATGTAGTCATCAGCCTCTACCCATCGGCCTGAGACCTTGTGGCTCTTGATGACGTTTGTGAGGGTGCGGGCTGCGATGAGAGACTTACCTGACCCTGACGGCCCCTGTAGGAACAGGTTGGTCTCAGGTGATATGTCAACTGCTTTCCAGTCGTCCATGTTCTCACGGATGCGCTTAGGGATGTGGAGGTGAAACAGTCGCTCGTCTGTAGACCGGTTACGCCACCACGCCTCGCTCTTCCATTCCAGAGGCGTTGAGTAGTTCACCAGTTCTCCCTCTTCTTGACTGACTCCGAAGCCACGGCCATCTGCACCGTGGGCTTGCGCTCTGCGATCATCTTAGGGGAGCGCTTCTTCGTGGTCAACACCTTGGGCAGGGGGACCCGTTCCAGCGTGGCGAGCAAAGCGTCTACGTCGTGGTCCTCTCCCAAGTTCCATAGGAGCAGGCTCTCCAGCGCTGTCAGTTTGTCCTGACACTCCCGTGTGTCGCCCCTGAGAATCTCAGCCACGATGGTGGGGTACCGGAACAGAGACTCGTCGCACGACAGTAGTACGATCTTCCGCATCTCACGGGAGTCATCGAACAGCCCATCGTCGTTTGGCATACCGTCGATGAGCCACTGCAACACAGCGTTGTCAGTTCGCATCTCTACGCCCTCAATGAGCGATGCCTGCACTTTGTTCGTGCAGAACAGAGCGGCAGGAAAGTCAACCTGAGCCTCAGGTGACTGGTAGAACCTGTCAACGATCTCCCTGATGCTCTCAGAGGAGAACCCCTGCTTGAGTCTCCTAGAGAACAGCACGTTGAGTTTGACCTTGTCCTCCTCGTTGCACCTCTGGCTCATCCGCATGTGGCGGTGGTAGGCGAAGTAATTGGTCAGGTCACGCACGGGCTTGCTTACATATGCACGGTACTGCGTAGGCACGTCGTCCCACTCCTCTGGTTGTTTGTCTGGGTCGGCTCCGAATACTGGCACGTATCAGGTTGCCCTCTTAGCCCAGACCCTCGCCTGACCCAGCAGGGTCTTCACCATGTTCCACTCCAAGGTGTCGCCGTCGATGTCTGCGACGATGCCGTCGATGAGGGCGATGAGGTCAGAGTTGTCAGAGACACCACGGTTCTGGGCGGGGAACAGTTCTTCGATGATGCCCGACTTAGTGTTGGACTTGCATCCCATACGCTGACCGTAGCGCTTGACGACGAACGCAGTGGCGCTCTCCAGTTCCTCACGGGTCATGGGAGTCACCGGCTCGTCGTCCTCTTCCTCTACCACCTCAGGCTCGTTCGACGGCTCTTCCACGATGCCGATGATGGGGGCGAGGCCGTTGCTCAACTCCAGCACCTCAGCCTCAGGGCGAGTGTCGAAGACGTAGTTAATGTAGTCCTCGTCGTCGTCCCACAGGACGAGCACCTTGCCGTCCACGGCCTTGAGCAGGCTCTCACGGGTGTCACGCACCTTGACGACAGACACATGGTCGCGGTCACGCACCATGCTGTGGACGGTCTGGCCCTCAGAGTAGAAGACGGTGAGTTCCATCTCGGTATCGAAGGCGAACTTGTAGACGGCCTCCACGGACTCGGGGATGTTCACCCCAGCCCATGCGAGGGCGAGAGCGTCCCCCTCTGCGACGACATCATTGAGGCTGGCGGTGACTGCCTCTGCCGAACACGGGCCGTTCCCGATGACGATGTGTGTAGCCATGTCTGCTCCTTGTTGATTGGCGGAGCAGCGACGGTATCAGGTTACTTACGGCCCTGTCAAGTAGGCGTCGATAGCATCCATCCCGGGGATGGCGTTGTACGATGTGACCGTGTAGTAATCCGCCTGAGTAATTGGTAGTAATCCCAAAAACGTATTACCCAAAACTGCCCTAGTGCGCTGGTAGTCCTCGGTATACACAGAGATGGAATCAAAAGGATTACCCGTGTTCTCTCCCTCAGAAGACCAGTTGTAATCACCAGTTCTGCTGGTCCCCGCCGGGTTGGATATCCAACCACCATTAACGAATGACCCGTCAAAGTAGTTACCAAGACGGTTTCTTTCTGCAAGTAAATACTTAAGGCTATAGGTGCTTACTGATTCAAGGTCGACAACAAACTCAATAAAACCTATAGTCCAATCTCCCGCTAGGTTATCGTTAGCAACAATCTCTATAGCGGGAGAATCTTGGGCCTTAGTTAGAGCAGCAGATTCACCTATAACATTCCCAGAAGAATCTACCAGTCTTGCGTACTTCAAAGCAGAGGTACCGAGGGTACTATGCACTGAAAACGCTAACCTATCAGCCGCCTGAACGGGTACGGGACAATCAATGTGGAACATAACGTGGTTGACGCCAACCGATGCGCCAGAACCATTAGGAACATACTCCGTGCCTGAGGCCACACTGTAAGTAGTGTAGGAGGAATAGTTATCAGCGTTGAAGGCGTAACCACTAACCCCAAACTTTCCCACACCGTTCTTCTCGTAGTAGACAATGTAATCACCAACATCGGCAGTTATGCCTTCCACAGTTCCAGCAGAAGCCGCCGTCCAGTACATGCCCGGAAGGTACTCTTCCCCATAGAAAGGTTGTGGATAGGTAGCGGGAGTCCCTGAAACATACGTTGAGGCGTCGTAAGTACCACGGCTATAGCGAAGCCGCTCAACCTCTACCTCGTGCGCTGGCCGTGAGGTTACCTGCCCAGTAGCGTCAAGGGGGTCGGTGAAGTAATTGACCCGCTGAGCGAAGAACTTCAGAGAACGAGTGACTTGGTCTACCTCTACATCGGACGCTGCGATTGCTCTTCCGTAAGACTCTGTTCCTTCAAGCGTACCCTTAGCCCTACGAATGTAACCAATGTCATCAAGAAGGGCACGGAGACGCTCGGAACTCAGTGAAGAACTGCTGTACCCCACACCCATAGTGGAGGCCACGGCATCCAGAACTTCGGTATTTGCTTCAGCCGGGTCTCTGGAGACCATCAGATAGTCGATTATAGTGCGAACACGGTCCATCTCAAACCCAAATATGGATAAGAACTTATACAAAGGACCCACGACGTTTCCGACTGGTAGAGAACCATACTCCACGGTAGCCAACGAAGAGGCTGGGTCTACGGTGTCACCTATACGAGTATCTAACTCACGATAATATTGAGGAATTCTGTTCCACAGTAAGTTTGTAGAACCGTAGTTTTTAGGGGTAAGAACTTCTAGATTAGCAACTCTCTCGTAGAAATCAACTCCAGAGTCTGACTGGTACCTAACAAACAAAGAGTAGTAAGCCCAGCGCCCTTGTGTAAGACCAGAGTGCTCGTACTTAAACTCGGTAGACGATTGAACCAGCGTGGTTCCAGAACTAATAGTGGCTGGAGGCCCAGATGGCGAGTAAACTAGAACGCCCTGTGTGGCTACAGTGGTCGCCCCGATCTCCGATTCCAGAGGTAACTCCCACGACAGGTCTACTACTCCGTACGCTGGGGTAGTTGCCACTATAAACGATTCAACGAACTCATTCGGGGGGATCTGGTACTGATCGGACTTTAGATACTGATCGGTATCTCTTACATCCTCGTAAATCCAAGTACCAGCAGAGGCGGCATTGCCAGCAGAGGCGGCGGTGCCAAAAGTATCAGCGTCATACCTAGCGTAAGAACCCCTGTCAATGACAGAGCGCCTAAGGGTAAACGATACAAAAGCCATTAGGTGCTAGTGACCCCGCCGATGGCAGTAACCGCTACCGCTCCCTTCTTGGGAAGACTGGTAGCACCCACTGTAATAGAGGTCTCAACTGCGGAGCCACCGGATTCATCAAACAAAGTTATCTCGGCATAATCGACCCCAAACTGGCTAAGGATAGACCTGTAAACCTGCCCAAGGGATAGGGTTTGCCCAAAGGAGACGCTGTCGAAACTAAGGATATTGTTGATTGCTTCTTCAACGTCGTTTTTAACATATAGAGCAACGGCGTTCTCGTTGACATAAACATTCACATTTATGTTTATTTGCGTCCAAGTAATAGTTGGAGCCGCTACCACGTCAATGCCTAGCATGGCTTTTGGTTGGATTGCACTGACTATTGCAGCCTGTGTTTCAGCACTAACTGTCTGAGATACATCCGAAGTAGTTAGATAGTCATTCGTCCTGTTGGTTTGTCCGTAAACAGTAACGCTTGCGTTACCAGCAGATGCTCCCCCAGCAGGATTAGGTGTGTAACTAACCGCAGCCTTAGATACACCGTCAACACTTAGAGCAAGATTAACGAAGTCGGCTTTTGTAACAGCCCTATTTTGTGCCGTAGTGAGGGCAGGTATAGAGGACTTCATTGAAGGAATAGATTCGGCGTCTACTCCGCCAGAAAAGGCAGACGAAGATGTAATAGAAATTCCAGCGGGGTTTGCATCCCTAAAAGCAGTAACCGAGTTGGCAGGTAGATTGCCACCAGAACCGCTTGAGTAAGAGTAAATCGCTGTAATGGTGGAGCCGGGGGGAGGTATAAAGCCTCTCACCTCTGTGCCGAACACTACATCGATATCCCCGTTAGCAGTTGTTTGTAGGCTGTAAACCCTATCTCCAGACACGGCGTTGGACAGACGAGTTACCTTACGATAAGTAGTAGGCGTAATGCCATCCTCGTAAACAGTAATTACTACTGAATTTCTAACAACTTCCTGATTAGTGAGGGTGTACCTCTGGGAAGAAAGGCCTGAGGCAGAGTTGGTCAGTGTCTCCGCAGGGGAGTAAACAAGAGTACCTTCCTTGACGGTGATGTTTTGGGTGCTGTTTGCGGGCACAGTTGCCGAAGAAGGAGAATACGCTTGGTAAGTCTTGTTGTCGTATCTAGCAATAAACTTTGTGTACTGAGGCACAACAATGTCAATACTGCTGCTGTTGGTAAGCAGCACCGTAGCCTCAGCGCCTGTTCTACCGCTTGGCTCGTAGTCAAGAAGATTAGCAAAAGCCAGTACGGACTCTCGCTGAGTAGCGGTGGGGAGCACCGACTCCCCCGCAGCACGGTCGACGTAGTAATGAAGGACATCGCCCATGTACGCCCACAGGTCTACAAGGACCATACCAAAGTCGGATGCGTTGCGGTCAGTCCATTCGGGGGCAATGCGGGAAGCCCTAGCCAACAAGTCGGCTTTAATGGTGCTGTAATCTCTGCTGGAATAATCAAAGGCCATTAGAGCGGACTCTCCTCAGTTAATGTCGCAGTAATCGTGAAAGTCAAAGTCTGGACCGGACTTAGCGGGAGAGAGTAATAAACAAATACATCAGCGGTGCTTTCATCCACGAAGTTCTGCTGTACTCTGATGTCGTGGATTGTAACTCCACTGACTCTCCTGTGGACCTCGGTAATGGCGTCGGTCTTAAAGTCGGCCTCAACTAGTTCATCGATAGGTTCAAATAGTAAGCCCTTTATACCTGCTCCATAATTTGGCGTCCCAAACCGTTCGTGTGGGATGGTCGTCAATACATCTATGATCTTCTGTCTGGCAATGGAGTCTACATCAGTCGTAGCCCCTACCCTCCCTCCACTGAACTGAAAAGGGATTGAGATGTTTTTCATCTGTTACCTCAGCCAAACATAGCGGCGAAGGTCTTGGGGCCGACTACGCCGTCAACCGTAAGACCATTAGCCTTCTGCCACTCCTTGACACGGCGCTCAGTGGCGGGGCCGAACCAGCCATCCGGTGTGGCTCCGACCTTCTCCTGAACTGCCTTGACATGATCACCACGGGTGCCCCTCTGCATGTTGCCGGGGAACTCAAGCGCAGGCTTCTTCTCGGGGCCAATCTTCACCGAGGCAATCGGCTCAGGAGCAGGCTCAGCAGGCTTACAGGCACAGTTCTTGGCGTGCTTATCGGAGCCGGGACCCCAAATGCCATCGACATGCTGGTCATGCTCGGCCTGCCATGCCCGGACGGCCTCTGCCGTCTTGGGACCGTACTTGCCGTCCACGGGGGTAGCCCCGACGATCTCCTGAACCTTCTTGACACCCGCACCGGAGGAGCCGACTTGGAACCACGGCTTCTTTCCGGGGGGAGCCTTAGGCGTAGCCTTGGCAGGAGCAGGAGCAACAGCGACCGGCGGGTCACCCAACAGGCGCTTCATCGTGTCGATGTAGTACTGGGGATCGTCTGCCTTGGTGTTCGACACCTCGACGTGTACCCAATCTCCTCCGGGGGCACCGCTAAAAGCGGCCTTGTCATAGACCTGCCACGCCGCGCGGTCGCACTTCCACCCACGACCGTGGGGGGCGGGGTAGTAGTCGAAGATGGCCTCAACGTGGAGGGCATCTGCATTGGCGGCGAGGAAGTCCATCATCTTACAGGCGGCTTCGTAGTTGCCGGGACCACGGTAAGGTGCGCCTCGCCAACTAAGGTCCCCCGCCCTACCCGTCGCATGGACGGAGTAAGATGACTTCCCCCTCTTCTTACGGACGCCAAACGTACCGTTGTTCCATAGGCCGAAGTGGGCCTCCAGCAGGTCAATGAACGTCTCAAATCCCGCCCGCTTACCGGGGGCGACAGTATCGAAGCCGGTATACGGACGGCCCATGATCAGCCGAGGTTGACAGCCGAAGCCGACTTGTCGCCAACCTTGCTGGCGGCAAACGACTTCACGAACGAGAGAACACCAGCAGCAATAGCGGCCTTGATGGCGTCCGAAACGTCCACGGACAGGATGTCAAGAGCGTCGGTACCAACGAGGGCAACGAACGTCTGAGCGACGGTCGAAACCGCACGCTCACCGGCATCCTTGAGGAACTTGGGGTTGAACATATGAATACCTCCGATAGGGGGTTGTTACAGGGGTAACCCTAGCACAGATGTGTGTAGGTTACTGTGTTTCTCTCTTGATGCGGGCACCAAGAAAAGCCTCGTCAATCTCTTCCTTCGTGAGAGTTCCGTCGATACTGGCTCGGGCCAGTTTCTCAGCGACCTGAGCAACAGCAACGAATCCAGCCAAAAGAGCGGCCTTATGCATCTCAATGTCGCCAATGATGGCGGCACCCGAGATAATGCTAAGAGCAGAAGCCATAAACGTGGCGACCATACGAATAGCCACGTCGCGGATCATGCTGATCGTCTTTTTAGTCATCTCCATCATCCTTCATGAGTATAAACCCTGCGAGGTGGGCTAGGAGGGAGATAACGCTGATCCACAGGGCATACTTCAGGACATCTCCAGAAAGGGTTATGAGGACCAATCCCGTACCTGAGACGGTCCAGATGAGGGCGTGGCCCTCCCTAAACAAACGCTTGAACATCAGCGTCTCCTCCTGCCACCGCCAGAAGCGGGGGCGGCTATGGACGCCGAAAGTGTGGCCGTTACGGCAACTACGATCCTTCGATCCTCAACACTAATTTTGGACCCAGAAGGTATGTAGTTGTCGAAGTCTCCAGAGAATACGTTGACTTCTGCCTCAAACTCTTCTTTGACCTCGTCTGGAGCGGCAGATAACGCCTCGCTGATGACCTCTAAGGTCTCCTCATCAAGGCTCTCAAACTCTTCGTTGTTTACCAGATCCTGAACCGCATCTACAGTTACTTCGACATCTGTGCTGATTATCTCAGCCACGGATTCGGCAAGTTCTTTATTACTTACCCTACCTA